ATACCTGCCGAATGCCGTAGATTTGACTTTCGCAAAAACAAGAATCGTTCCGACGATATGATTTTTGAAGTGACCAAGAAATGAAACTCAAGAAGCTAGACAAGAACATCATGGTGAAAGCCCCAGAAGGCCACCATTGGATGAACGACGGAAGCGGTCGCTTCTACCTGATGAAGCATTCCGGTAAGTTCGTCAAGCACCCTGGCGCAAGCCTCGAGGCTCCGTTCCGCCTAGTGACCCACGATAAGCCATCAACAGCTAAAGAGCAGATGGCTATTGGTGCTCTGATGAAGGCAAAGAAAGCCTAAACGGCTCCTCTCCATTCATCTTTCTATAGAGACGGGCGACCAAAAGTCGCCCTTTCTGCGATAGAGCATAGCGCACTCGGTAGTTGAACTTGTTCTCTTCGCGGAAAAACATATCCTGCTCGGCGTTGCTTGGCGACAGCTTGTCGAAGTGCTTGTACACCAGTCCAAGCTCTTTGAGTTTGTATAGCTGTTTCTTCCGCAGCTGCTCCTTGCTGCGCATCATTGCCTTCCCTACGTAGTCCATTGTCCAGAACTCAAGGTCATAGACAAAGAATAGAAATTCTATATCTGTGGAGTTGAGCCCGTAGTTGAGCTCAGCGTCCATATATAGGAAGGTGATGTTCTTCAGGTCGTTTCTCTGAATGAACTTGGGGTCAATTTTAGAGAATTCTCTGAAAAGCTTCTTTCGGCTTACCCTACTTTTCGGCATATCAGTATCTTTGTTTCAAAAGTACTAATATGGGAAGTCTTAGCGGAACTAAAATTAAAGACACCTTCGGGCTGCTGTTGAAGCTCGCCACCTCTACGGTGTCTGCGTCTGAGCAAGTCGTACAGGATGGTGAAGGAACCAACACAGCCCTTAAGCTCTCCACAGACACGGTAGAGTCTACGGGTGACTTCAAGTGCACGGGCACAATGACCACCTCAACCACTGATGTTCAGGCGCTAATGATTAGCTCAACGGGTGTGTTTGTAAAGCGCAACCTCAGCACTAATCCAATCGGCACCGCATCGGTAACAGCTAACTCTCCACTTGGAGCCACGGGAAGTACCATCGGAGTTCTTCCAGCAAGCTCTCTAGCGCAGCTTACCAACGAGAACACTGCTACTGCGGACAAGTTCCTTATCTGGGATGAATCAGCAAGCTCGTACAAGTACATCACGGCAGTTGACGTTGCCGACTATGTAATCAACAGCGGAGCCACCGCAGTGCCTACGGTGTTCATTGCAAAGCCTCAAGCTGCTGTTGTGCTTGGAACCGCCAACACATTCATTCCATTTGCTGAAGTTTCCAATGAGCCATCTACTGGAGCAACCAGCCCGGCAACATCGTGTGTGTCTCTTGGTGGAGCATCAGACTATATGTCGTTAGTTGATTCTACTGGAATTCGTGACAACATTCGCATATTATCACAAGGGATGTATAAGCTGGAGGCATCGGTTGAGTATACTATTTCATCAGGAACTCCAGACATAAGCACCCAGATTTTTCTCAATGATGGAGTGGATAGCGCTATACTAATGCGTGACCTAGAAGCAACAAAGGCTGGATTTCATACCATTACGCTGGTTTACTACTTCTACGCAGACTCTGGAGTCCCCTATGACATCGGACTTCGTTGCTCTTCGACATCTGCTGCTACACTGGGCCTTCAATCATCGTTTACAATTACTAGATTAGGGGACGTAGTATAACGACCTATGACTAGAGAGCAGCGAATCGAAATGTTCATCCTCGTAAGAGAGAAGATGGACGAGATTGCCGACATTGTAAAAGACCATAATGCCGGACCAGATTTCATGGCGACATACTGCTTCGGTCTGGCGTGCGACGAGGGCACCGAAGACGGTCCTGAGAGCTACGAGTTCCTCGCCGGATATAGCGTAGATGGAACTGAAGAACTCAACATCATGTTCAACGTAATGGCGCACAGCTATGTGTCAGAACAGAAGGACGACGATGATGACGACGACGACTTACCAACCAACTCAATTGAATACTGGTTAAACAAATAATGAAATTCAAATGGAACTTATTAGAAAAATCATCGTGGGGCAAAACCCCAAAGACGCCATGGCATACTTTGTCGGGCAAAAGACAGGAGATTCTGTAGTCGATTCAATTATACAAGACGAGCGAGCCTTAGCTTTGCATGGCATCCGCCGTTATCTGGTCTACATTTACAATTCCGAAAAGGGCACCATGCTCTGGAAGACCATAGACGAGATGCCTTGTTTAATTGAACACGATTGCGACTTCTAATGAAACCGATTAGATTCTTTGTTGTAAAAGTACCCAAAGCCGTCAACGACACCATTGAGATTGCCGGCCAAGAGATGTATCTGGACACTCGCTTCAACGAGTTCGCTCACCGCGCCTTTTCAGGTGAGGTGGTGGGTGTGCCGGAAAGATACAAGACGGGCGTGTCCGTAGGGGACACGCTCTACTTCCATCACCACGTGCTGTTGGGTGGGAACCACATGGTATACGGCAACCAACAGTTCAACGAGACCAAGCACAAGCGAGGTCAGTTCATCTTCGAAGACAAAGACCTTTACTACGTCGGATGGGATGGAGGTTACGACCCACATAGCTGTCAGGCCTACGCATACAAGAGCAAGGAAACGGGTGAAGTACGTCTGCTTGGCCATTGGATATTCCTGGTACCAGCAAAGCAGGAAGACGAGCTAACGAGCAAGGTTCTTGAACTAGTTCAAACCAAGAAGCCATACAACCAGTATGGCTATGTGCGCTTTGGCTCAGACCGTTTGGAGGAGCTCGGCCTCAAGCCGGGCGACAAGGTATTCATCCAAAAGAATGCCGACTACGAAATGGAGATTGAAGGCGAGAAGCTGTATCGTGTATTGTTATCACACATCTATGCGCAAGTCCAAGAGTAGTTTCGACAACATAGGCACCGCTGGTCGCCTCATGGCTGCCATGGAGATAGCCATTGAGAATATGATTCAGGAGATACAGAAGCCTGTCGACCAGGAGCTGTCCGGCTCCCAGCGAAAGGCTGAGCTGCAAGCAATTAAGCAAACTGCAATTGACGCTAAAGAACTAATTGTTGAACGAGAGAAGCTACAGCTTCTCATAAGGCAGCTTAACGAAAGTGGAGAAATCAAAGAAGAACGAGACTACTCAGGAGGGTTCGCAGAACAATTCTCAAAATAACGAGTGGGTCTTTATCTATTGGGATAGCTGATGGCTGGATTAGTCGAAATAGAAGACGAGGAAATCGTCAACATTTGTCCCCAAGGAACGGCTGGGGACATTGTTGTCTATGGAGACCTAGCCATTCAGCTCCCCAAGCAACCAAAAAAGCAGGACATCCTATTCCACGACCTTCCCAAAGAGCGGCAGATGTGGCACCGAACTGAGCTCCCTGAAGAGCTCAGGAAGGTGAACTCGATGGAGGAATGGATGACCATGCCAGAGACATTTAGAAAGAAGTACACACCTTACATCCAACAAGAATATGAACGACGACGCAAAGGTCTATGGTTCTTCAACAACGGAGTACCTACTTACATTACCGGAAACCATTACTTTTTTCTCCAGTGGGCCAAAATTGACGTGGGTTACCCATCCTACCTTGAATTTCAACGTCAGCTATTTATACATCTAGAGGCCTGCAGTGTAGACCCCCGCTCACTTGGACAGGTGTACGTGAAGTGCCGACGCTCTGGATATACCAACATGAGCGCATCTACGCTCATAAATGAGGCTACACAGGTGAAAGAGAGGCTGTTGGGCATCATGTCCAAGACGGGCTCGGACGCTCAAGAGAACATCTTCATGAAAAAGGTGGTGCCCATCTACAAGTCACTGCCGTTTTTCTTCAAGCCCATCCAGGATGGTACCACCAACCCACGGATGGAGCTCGCCTTCCGCGAGCCATCGAAGCGAATCACCAAGACGAACAAAACATCGCAGCGTGGTGAGGCCCTTAACACGGTAATAAACTGGAAGAACACCACCAACAACGCCTATGACGGTGAAAAGCTGCACATCCTCTACTTGGATGAGGCCGGCAAGTGGGAGAAGCCTACTGACATCCGTGAATCGTGGCGTATTCACCGTACCTGTCTGCTCGTTGGTCGTAAGATTGTAGGAAAGGCGATGGTGGGCTCTACGGTAAACCCACTCGACAGGGGTGGTCGCCAGTTTAGAGACCTTTATGACTCCAGCAACCCGAAGGAGCGCAACGAAAACGGGCGAACCAAGAGTGGATTGTATTCAATTTTCGTGCCAGCATACGATGCACTTGAGGGCTTCTTTGATAAGTACGGATGTCCCATCGTAGAAGACCCAGAAGAGCCGGTTTTCGGCATAGACGGAGAGAAAATTACCATCGGAGCTAAGACGTTTTTGAAGAATGAACGCAAGGCCCTGGTAAACGACAGCTACGAACTCAACGAAGTCATACGTCAGTTCCCGTTTACCACGGCAGAGGCGTTTCGCGACAGCTCTAAAGCGTCGCTCTTCAACGTGCAGAAGATATACGAGCAGGTCCAGCACAATCAAGAACTGTACCCAAATCCAATCTTGGTCGGAAACTTCGTTTGGAAGGATGGACAGCAAGATACCGAGGTGTATTTCAAGCCTGACCCCAATGGAAGATGGCGTGTGGCGTGGATGCCCCCGTTTGAGCTGCGCAACAAGCCAGGCCCGCAGAACGATTGGTTAGGAGTAGGAGGCGTTGACTCCTACGACATTGACGTAACGGTTGACGCACGAAGCTCGAAGGGCGCCTGCCATATTTACAACAAGTTCAACCTGCAGTACCCTGCCAATATGTTTGTGGCTGAGTATGCATCACGTCCGCCGCTCGCTAAAATCTTCTATGAAGATGTGCTGATGGCTGCAAAGTTCTACGGCTACAGCCTTTTGATAGAGAACAACAAATACGGCATCGCTCGCTACTTCGAGCAGCGCGGTTACGACCACTATCTGATGGGTAGGCCTGAGCACCTAAGCTCAGGCTATGGCAGCACGACAAAAACCAAGGGCATACCGTCTAACTCTCAGGACATTATCCAAGCACACGCTCAGGCAATCGAAGCGTACATCCACGCACACGTTGGATTAAACGAAGAAACGCTGCAGTTTGGAAAGATGTATTTTGATAGGACGCTAGAGGACTGGATTAACTTCAAGGTCGACGACCGTACCGCATTTGACTTGTCAATCTCAAGTGGATTAGCGCTGTTGGCGGCTCAGGGCTCGACAGTTAAGAAGGAAAAAACGAACTTTGACGTCAAAAAGTTTTTTCGTCCGGGTCGCGTCATCTTACGCTGAATCAAATAAGTATATTTGCATATTAGCCCGCAGTGGATATGCAAAGAGATTATACAGCAAAAGGCCAGTCTACATTCCCCGACCCGCTAGCGAGTACGGAAGAAAAAATGGCACAAGGCTATGGCCTTCAATACGCCAAGGCCATGTATGCACAGTGGATTGGCGTTGACTACAACAATTCACTTTACGGTCGTCGGTTCAATGAAATGCAGAACAACCGAGACTACGCTCAGGGGACTCAGGATACGTCAATCTACCGACAGATTCTTAGCTCTCTGGACGCTAACAACGGAGACGGAACGATGCTCACGCTGGACTACACCCCAGTGCCCATCATCCCGAAGTTTGTACGAATTGTAGTAAACAAGATTCTATCACGTAAGCCGTACCCACAGGTACAGGCTATCGACCCATTGTCTCGTTCTGAAAAGGACAAGAAGAAAAATTCAGCTGTCCTTCGCATCGAGAACAAAACGATGCTTCAGGAAGCTAAGTCGCTTGGCCTCTCTTTGAAGGTAGACCCGGACGCTTTGCCAGATACTCCAGAAGAGACAGAAATCTTCCTCGATACCAACGTAAAGACAGATGCCGAGATTGCTGCACAGCTCGCCACGGAGATGACCCTCACGTGGAATGACTTTGACGACGGCATCTACCGCCGCTGCGTTGAGGACTTGGTTACCTGCGGTATCGCTGTTACCAAGCGTACCAACGACCCGAACTACGGAATCCGTGAGCAGTACGTAGACCCTGCGTACTTCATTCACAACTACACGGACGACCCCAACATGGCGGACCTCACCTACGCTGGACACTTCCGCACGGTGACCATCATGGAACTCAAGCGTTTGGCTGGTAATCAGTTCACCGAAGAGCAGTACCAGCAGATTGCCCAGACGGTGATGAACCGCTACGGAAACGACCCGCTGCGCTACAGCACTCAAGGGTACAACTACGAGACCATCAGCAACCGATACCGCTACGGATACGATGAGTTCAAAGTGCAGATTATGGACTTTGAGTTCATGTCTGTTGACGACATCGTATTCGAGAAGAAGGAGTCTAAGTTTGGCAACGTAGGATTCTACTACAAGGGTAGCACCTACAACGCCCCTCAGCAGTCGGTGTTTGACCGCGAGGCAGTGTACATGAAGAACGCCACCGTATATGGTGGTATCTACATTGTAGGTACAGATTTCATGTTCAACTACGGAGTTCAGAAGAACATCCCGAAGAACGTACACGACATCGCCCGCGCTCGCCTTTCGTACTCTTGCGTAGCCACTAACCTTCGTGGCATGATTCCAAAGTCAATGGTATCAAGCATCATCGGATTTGGTGATATGCTTCAAATCACCCACCTGAAGCTTCAGCAGTCCATCGCCAAGGCGAAGCCCGATGGTCTTATCATCGACATCGAAGGACTGGAGAACGTACAGCTGGGTCGCGGTGGAGAGCTCCAACCTTTGGAGATTCAAGACATCTACGAGCAGACGGGTGTATTCTACTACCGCTCTAAGAATCCAGAGGGCGGGTTCCAAAACCCGCCTGTGCGCGAAATCGGAAACGCTATCCGTAACGTAGAGCAGCTGATTGGTTTGTACAACCACTACTTGCGCATGATTCGCGATGCTACGGGAATCAACGAAGTCGTTGACGCCAGCACTCCTAAGTCGGAGGCATTGGTTGGTGTTCGCGAGCAGGCCATCGCCGCCTCGAACAACGCTACCTACGACATCACGCACGCTGCACAGGTGCTCTACAAGAAGGTGTGCGACGACATCGTACGATGCCTTCAGGTGGTCCCTCCCAAGAGCATTCTCTACAAGGTGTACACCAACGCCATCGGTGAGACGAATATGTCTGTGCTGACTTCTTTTGATAACCTGTCGATGTACAACTTCGGCGTGGTGGTCATGGGAGAGATGGACGACCGTTCTAAGATTTACCTTGAGCAGAACATCAACATGGCCCTCTCTCAAAAGGAGATTGACCTTGAAGATGCGATTGCTATCCGACAGCTAAGAGACCCCGAGCAGGCAGAGCGCTTGCTTGTAGTACGCCGCAAGAAGCGCATGAAGCAGCGCATGGAGGAAGCCCAGCAGCAAGCTCAGTTCCAAGCTGAGGCCAACGCTCAGGCATCTCAGGTAGCTGCTCAGTCAACGATGCAGGCAGACCAGATGAAGTCTCAGCTCGAGGCTCAGAAGATTCAGCTTGAGACCCAGGCAAAGGCGCAGCTCATGGAGCTGCAGCACCAGTACGATATGGAGCTTCAGAAGCTCAAGAACGAAGCTGTTGTGGGCTCACAGATGGTCAAAGGTCAGACGCAAGAAAGCCTTGACAACATGAAGGAGAACCGAAAGGATGCTCGTATCAATAAGCAGGCGGAAGCGCAGTCTAAGCTGATTGCACAACGCAAAGGAGAGGAGGGCGCTATGCAGCCCGACCTGGGTGAAGCACTAATGAATGTTTAACTTTGTAGTATGAGCTGTTCCTCCAATTCAGTAAACCTAGATAACGCGCAGCAGGTGGACATCACCTGCCGGCGCGGTGATACGTTTACACTAGAGATTAACTTTTACGACCCAAATGGTAATCCAATTAACCTAACTGGTTATACTTGGAAGATGGACGTATCGGTGAGCGACAACGTAGCTCCTGTTCTTGATGACACTGCATTCACCTACACTGGAAATAGCACCGGTACACTATTTGTAGCGGCCAGCGCCGCTACGATGTCTACCATCTCTGGAGGAGTTTACATCTATGGACTTCAGAGCACTGATGGCGGAATCGTGAAGACGTGGATATACGGAACCTTTAACGTGAATGAGGACGTCGTTTCATGAGTTCTTCAGTAGTAGTAAACGAAGTAACCACCTCGGTCGTTGTAAACGAAGTCGAGACCTCTGCTGTTGTTCTAAAGCAAAAGAATAACACGGTAACCGTTACTGGAGTAATAGGTGGCGTCAGCCTTGACGCTAACTACGTCTACATTCAGTCGTCTCCTTCCGCCGTATGGGTTGTTACGCACAACCTTGCAAAATATCCTTCTGTAAGTGTTGTTGACTCTGCCGACAACATTGTATTTGGAGAAGTATTATATAATTCAGTAAACCAAGTAACCCTAACTTTCGCTGGAGCTTTCAGCGGCAAAGCATTCTTTAACTGATGGCTATTAAGTTTGTATCGTCCATTAACCTCAACCAGAATGAGCTGCAAAATGCGGTCATTCAGAACTTGGCTTCTCCTCCGGGGAGTCCGATAGAGGGACAAGTTTACTACGACTCCTCCGCGGGTGATAAGTCAATTTACTTCTGGGACGGAACCCAGTGGATTGACGTAGGTGGTGACATCCGCAGCGTAACCGCAGGAGCTGGTCTTACCCAGACGGGTACTCGTGACATTACCATCAACGTAGGTCAGGGCACTGGTATCTTGGTTAACCCAGACAACGTACAGCTGTACCACCTTGGCCTTGAGAACCTCACCGACCCTAACGCTGACCGCATCTTCTTCTGGGACGATTCAGCAGGTGCTTCTCAATGGCTTGAGGTTTCTACTGCAACGGGTATCAACATCAGCGGAACAACCCTTCAGCTTGGCTCTATCCCCAATAGCTCACTTACCAATTCGAGCGTAACCTACACCGCTGGCGCTGGTTTGACAGGTGGTGGAACGGTTGCTCTTGGTGGAAGCGCTACGCTCACCGTTGGAGCTGGTACGGGTATCACGGTTAATGCTGATGATGTACAGCTTAAGAACGCCGCGTCGCTTACCAATAACTCAGTACTTAAGTGGGATAGCTCAAACGGCCAGCTCGCTAACACCATTATGAGCGATGACGGCTCAACGGTAACCATCTCTGGTAACCTGACCGTCAACGGAACAACTACGACCATCAACAGCACCATTGTGTCCATCTCGGACAATATGATGCAGTACGCCAACGGAAACACTGCGAATACTGTTGACATTGGCTTCTTTGGTAACTATGTAAACAGCGGAACGAAGTACGCTACGTTCTTCTACGATGCTTCTGCTAGCTCTGCGAGTGAGGCTTCGTTTACGCTTGGTCATTCTATCACAGCCCCGGGCAACAACGTAAC